TCTGGTTTTTACTTCTTAAAGGCAAGTGATAAAACTTCAAGGCCTTTCTTTCAGGATCCAAGAACAGCTCATGTACCTCTTAAATTAAAAGAAAAAGATAGTACAAAGGTTACAAACGCATGTGATATAATAAACTATAATGTTAAACCAGGCACTCTTATGTTGTTTCCAGCGTATATGTCACACGCTTATATGGTCGATCACGGCATTGAACCCTTTAGATTTATACACGTTAATATACGTGCTGTAGAGAAGAATATATTGTCTTCTTTTAGTATGAATTCATCAAATTTCAGTTAATATAATCTTATAAATATACTGTAAGGGAGATTATATGGCAGTCACACAAAGTACATCAATCAATTTAGTTGTAGATCAAGGCGCAGACTTTAGTAAGAATTTAACAGTCACAACCGATGGGTCAACAGCATATGATATTAGTGGTCTAACTTTTAGAGCACATATGAGACCGTCTTATAGTTCTTCCACATTAACGGCTGAGTTTACAACAGCAATAGTCACAGCAGCGTCAGGTATCTACAAATTATCACTTACAGATACTCAAACTAAAGCAATTGACGCAGGTAGATATGTTTATGATGTAATGATTACACTATCAGACTCTACTATTGAAGTTGTACACAGTGGAATAGTAACAGTAAATCCGAGAGCAACTAAAGCGTAATGAATGAGTTACAAGAATTTTTTAATTCTGTAGCCAAAGAGAAGAAGAAAAAAGAAGAAGAAAAGATAAGATTTACTCCTAGAGTAAATATTGATCTTTCTAATGACTTATCTAGTTTTTTTGGTACAGTATCAGAGGCGAAAAGAGAGCATGTTATCATAGCGAAACGTGACTCTACTAAACTGAATGCTCTTAAAGGTTTCTTTGATAGACTAGATCAATTTGAAAATACTCTAGCTGAAAATATTGAAAAACAAAAAGATAGTTTTGATCCTGATGAAGTTAAGTATGATGTTGAAACTCCAACAAAAGAAAAACCTGAAGTAGAAAAAGAAGATGATAACTCTTCAGTAGAAGTATTTACAGGTGATGGTGTATTTAAATTACCTGAACAAAAACAAGACACAGTAGCTAATGTAGCAAATGTAATGTCTGGTTTAGGCTTCAAAAAAGAAGAAGCTTCTCCTTACACTGATCTACAAAAACTACAATTAGAATTTAGACACTTCAAAGATATGGTCATAAAACAAATGGCTTCAATCGGAGGTGGTGGCGAAGTAAGGTTATTGAATTTAGATGACGTTGATACGAGCTCACTTGGTAATGGTAAATTTTTAGCATATAACTCTACGACTAAAAAATTAGAATTTACAGACCAAGTGGACGGTAATTAATGGCACTAAAAATAAAACTTAAAAAATTTACAGCATCATCAGGCGCACCTACAACAAGTGATTTAGAAGATGGCGAAGTAGGTATCAATCCAGTACAACAAAAAGTATTCGTAAATAATAGTGGTAGTATTGTTGAGTTAGCTGGTCAATCTGATTTAAATTTAACTTCTGTAGCTCAAAGTATATTACCCTCTGATACTAATACATATGATTTAGGTAGTCCTACGAAAAGATGGAAAGATATTTACTTATCTTCTAACTCCATTAACCTAGATGGTGCAACTATTTCATCTGATGGAACTGGTACTATTAATATAGCAGCCACTGGTGCTACATTACCTGAGGGTTCAAAAGCAGGTACAAATAAAATTGCTGTTGCTGTGACAGGATCTGGTGGTACTGAACAATCAGCGACTGTCGTACCTTTCTTTTCAAACGCAGATGGTCTTTCAACAGCTAACGCAAACTTTAACTTTAATGCTACGGTTGATGACAAATTTGTATTTACAGGAACAAAAACCTTTACATTATCTACGGGAGCTAATTTAGCTGATAGTAATATCACACTATTTCAATTTTAATAAATAGATAAGAGAGAGAATTATGGCAAACAAAAAACCAATACGAACGGTCTTTAATGACAGTAATGTTGCTACAGGATTAGCCGAGTTTCAAACAGGTGAAACAGTAGGTTTAGATCACGGTGGTACAGGTGTTGCGTTATCTATTGGATCAGCTGGTCAAGTATTAAAAGTAAATTCAGGCGCAACAGCGTTAGAGTTTGGTGCAGTAGAAGCTATTATTAATATAGATACAGCAACTAATTTAACCTCACAAACATTAGAAGCCTCCGATCAATTTATGGTGTCAGATGGTGGCACTGAGGGTAGAGCAACTCTATCTCAAATAGACGCTGCTATAAAAGACGTATCTACAACACTTACAAACAAAACTATTAACGCTTCTAATAACACATTATCAAATATAACTAACTCAATGTTATCTGGTAGTGCTGGGATTACAAATGCTAATATAGCTAATTCTAAAATTACAATTAGAGATGATTCTTCTACAACAGATGATATTAACTTAGGAGAAACTTTAGTTGTTGCTGGTGGATCAGGAGTTACAACATCAATATCAGGTAATACATTGACTATTGCTACTGATGGTGGAGTTGTTACTGAGACATCTACTGATACATTAACTAACAAATCAATTTCAGGTTCAACTAACACATTATCTAATATTGCTAATTCTTCATTAACAAATTCAAATGTAAACTTTGGTGGCGTTACAGTTGCTTTAGGTGCTAGTGATACTACACCAGCGTTAGACTTATCAGATGCAACAAATTATCCAACTTCTTCTTTAGTTGGTACTATTACTAACGATCAACTAGATGGTTCTATTGCTGCGGGAAAACTTGCTGGTAGTATTGGTAATGATAAATTATCCAATTCATCAATTACAATCAGAGATGATTCTTCTACTTCAGATGTTATAAACTTAGGTGAAACATTAATATTTGAAGGTGGCAATGGTTTAACCACAACCGTAACAGATAATAAAGTTTCTATAAGTGCTGACGGAAATGTTGTAACAGAAACATCTACTGATACATTAACAAATAAAAGTATAAGTGGTTCAACTAACACATTATCTAATATAGGTAATGGGTCATTAACTAATTCAAGTGTAAACTTTGGTGGTGTAACATTATCATTAGGTGCTAGTGATACGACACCTGCATTTGATTTAACTGACGCAACTTCTTATCCTACTTCTTCTTTAGTTGGTACTATTACTAACGATCAACTAGATGGTTCTATCGCAAACACTAAATTATCTAATTCTGCTGTCACAGTCGGTTCAACATCAATTAGTTTAGGTGCAACTGCAACAACACTTGCTGGCATAACTGATATTACTGCTGGTTCAATTAATATTGCTGGTAATGTAATCAAGTCAGTAGATTCTACAGTTGTAGAAATTGGAGATGGCGATGGATTAAGTGTTGCTGGTAATTTAACAGTTGCAGGTAACTTTACAGTTAGTGGTGATACCACAACTTTATCATCTACAAATACAGTAATTACTGATAAACTTTATGAACTAGCTAATGGAACAACAGGAACACCTTCAGGTGACGCTGGTATAGTTATAGAAAGAGGAAATCAAAGTAACGCATTTATAGGTTATGATGAAAGCGAAGACAAATTTAAAGTAGGTGTAGGTACATTTACAGGAGCTTCAACTGGTAACTTAACTATAACAACAGGTACACTACTTGCCAATATAGAGGGTAATGTAACCGGCGCTGTTACAGGTAACGCTGATACAGCTACAGCATTAGCATCAGCAGTTAATATTGCTGGACAATCATTTGATGGATCAAGTGCTATCAATATAGCGTCAACAGACTTATCTAACACATCTGATATTACGTTATTAACATCAACACAAACACTTACAAACAAGACTTTAACTAGTCCTAAAATCAATGAAGATGTAGCAGTTACAGCAACAGCAACAGAATTGAATTATACTGATGGTGTTACAAGTGCTATTCAAACACAATTAGATACAAAAACAACGCCAGCATTCGCTATAGCGCAAGCTGTGGCACTAGGATAGTTTATAAATAGTAGGGAAAAGAGAACACAATGGCAAAACCAGCTACAAGAGAAACGTTAAAACAATACGCTTTAAGAGCGCTAGGGAAACCTGTGATTGATATAAACGTTGATGATGACCAACTAGAAGATAGACTAGACGAGGCATATCAATATTACGCACAATATCATTATGATGGTATACGAAGAACATATTTAAAGTATCAATACACACAAGACGATTACAATAGAATGACAGTAGATGGTTCAGTTGAATCACAATCTAAAAATTCTGTTACTACAAATTGGAAAGAGGGACAAGGTTTTTTAGTTGTACCTGAAAGTGTCATCTCTGTAATTAATGTATTACCCTTTTCAAGTAAAGGTAATTTAAATTTATTTGATGTTAGATACCAATTAAGATTAAATGATCTATACGACTTTTCTTCTACTTCTATTATTAACTATGACAATGTATTAAGACATTTAGACTTTTTAGATCATATACTTGTTGGTGAAAAACCTATGAGATTTAATCAAAACGATAATAGACTATACATTGATATGGATTGGAAGAATGATTTACAAGTTGGTGAGTATCTAGTTATAGAATGTTATAGAAAATTAGACCCAACTACTTTTACAGATGTTAATGATGATCTATTTTTAAAAAGATATGTAACAGCTTTATTCAAAAAACAATGGGGCGCTAATCTATCTAAATTTAATGGTGTTGCTATGTTAGGTGGAGTTACATTAAATGGTCAACAAATATTTTCAGAAGCTTTATCTGATATAGAAAAATTAGAAACAGAATTAAGAACTACTTACGAATTAAATCCAGCAATGATGATAGGATAATGCCATGCCAGTTAATCACTATTTCCAAGATGGTAAGGGTATCGGCAATCAATCCGAAAAAAGACTTTACGAAGATTTAATCATTGAAGGCCTAAAGATATATGGCCAAGATGTTTATTACTTACCACGGACACTAGTTAACAGAGACTTAATTTTAGGCGAAGATATGTTGTCTAAATTTTCATCTGCGCTTTTACTTGAAGCGTATATGGAAACAACTGAAGGCTTTGCTGGTGAACAAGAAATAGTTAATAAGTTTGGTTTAGAGATTAGAGAAGATACAACCTTTATGATCTCTAAAAGAAGATTTAATCAAGCAGTAGATGAAAAAGCTACATTGATTGCTGAAGGTAGACCAAACGAAGGCGATATAATTTATATGCCTTTGATGAATAGTTTTTTTGAGATACAGTTCGTACAAGACCAAGAGCCGTTCTTTCAATTAGGACAATTACCTGTTTACAAACTAGTATGTACTAGATGGGAATATAGTTCAGAAGAATTGAATACAGGTGTTGGTGGAATAGATGCTGCTGAAGACAAATATAGTTTAGATTTATTAGCTCATCAATTTACATTAGAGAATGAAGTTGGTTCAATGGTATTAGAAAATGATAGCGCAAGTGGTGATGTTAATTATCTATTACTTGAAACTTACGACTTACAAACTCAATCAGCTTACGCTCAAAATAATGATTTAGATAGCGAAGCTGGTTTTGATACATCTTCTGCTGGAGATGATATATTAGACTTTAGCGAAAGAAATCCTTTTGGAGAAGTGGATTTCTGATATGTTTATATATAAAGTAACAAATAAAGTAAATGGTAAATTTTATATTGGACTTACTAAAAGAAATATACAAAGAAGATTAAAAGAACATATGTATAATGGCGACACAGGTCTTTCTGCTCCTATTAAAAAATATGGACTTGAAAATTTTGTTATAGAAACTATTGATACAGCAAAATCTTTTAAAGAGTTAGAACAAAAAGAAATGAAATATATAAAAGAATTAAAACCACATTATAATTTATCAACTGTTATAAGAACTTGTTTTGTTCATAGTGATGAATCAAAAGAGAAGATAAGTAAGTCTCTAAAAGAGGGTGGTAAGATGAAATGGTCAGAGGAAAGAAAAGAACATTATTCTAAAATGTTCTCTGGTAAAAATAATCCTATGTATGGAAAAGCTTCTTTCAAAGGTAGAAAACATACACCAGAAACTTTATTAAAAATGAGAAACTCTAAATTAGGTAAGAATAATCCTAATTGGAGAGGAGGAGCTACAGCATAATGTTTGGAACTTATTTTTACAATCAGTCAATGAGACGCATGACCATAGGCTTTGGTCAAATCTTTAACAACATACTAATTAAAAGACGAGATAGTGCTGGTAATATTAGTCAATCAATTAAAGTGCCACTAGCATATGCTCCAAAAGAAAAATTTTTAGCAAGACTAGATGCTCAACCAAGTTTAGATAATAGAGAGTTTGCTGTAACTTTACCTCGTATGAGTTTTGAGATTTCAGGTATAGCATATGACTCTAGTAGAAAATTAACTAGAGTACAAAAATTCAAACACGTTAAGGCTGGTAATGAGGGTAAAGTATTAAACTATAACTTTGTTCCTGTTCCTTATAACATATCTTACAATTTATATTCTTTTACAGCGAGTGCTGAAGCAGGTCTACAAATTATAGAACAAATACTACCGTTCTTTCAACCTGACTATACTGTGACAGTAAACGCAATACCAGAATTAGATATAAAGAGAGATATACCAATAGTTTTAAATAGTGTTAATTATGAAGACACTTATAATGGTGACTTCTCACAAAGAAGAGCTGTTATCTATACATTAGGGTTTACTGCGAAAACTTACTTATTTGGCCCTGCGTCAACTCAAAAAGTTATCAAAGAAACTCAAACTGATCTATATACAGACACAGATACAACTAATAAGGCAAGAGAAGAACGAATTATAATAGTCCCTAATCCTACGTCAGCTGACGCAGATGATGATTTTGGATTTACAACAACAATACAAAACTTTACAGATGGTAAAAAGTATAGTACAACAACCGATTCAGATGAATAAATAGTATTATGGCAATAAACAAAGTAGGATCAAAAGGTATAGCAGACGGTTCAGTCGCAGCGATAGACTTTGCGCCAAATTCTGTTACTAGTGATAAATTAACTGATGGCACTATTACAAACGCAAACTTATCTAACTCATCTGTAACAGTAGCTGGAACATCAATAGCTTTAGGTGCTAGTGGTTCAATTAATAATAAGTTCATAGATTGGCAATCAGTTGTCGTATCAGATGGTTCTACGGTTACAACTATGGTCGCTGGAAACGGTTACTTTGTAAACAATACAAGTGCTGCTGGTTTAGTTAAATTACCTATATCAGCAAGTATAGGTGACGTTGTGGCAATAAAAGATTACGCTGGAAACTTTGGTACAAATAGTTTAACTATTCAAAGAAACGGACATAATATTCAAGGTGTCGCTAATGACTCATTAATATCAACCAATCGTGCTAGTTTAGTATTAGTTTATGTAGATAGTACAAAGGGTTGGTTATACACAGATGAACATAATGTCGCTGATTTACAATCTACAACTTTTAATAGTGCAACTGGTGGTACTGTAACTACAGTAGGAGATTTTAAAGTACATGCATTTACAGGTGATGGTAACTTTGTTGTATCATCATTAGGTAATGCTCCAGCATCTAATAAATTTGATTTTGTTGTAGTCGCTGGTGGTGGCGGTGGAGGTTATTCCGGTGGTGGAGGTGC